CCGCTTTTGCGGATTTCTTGGACGCGCTGCTGAATACGGTCACGATTCGCCAGCAATCCGCGCCGCAATCCGCTATCGCCATTGTCCTTGCCGTTTAACTCAAAAGTTGCCGCGTTGTCGTTGATCTTTTGATCCAGTTCCGCCTGCTGTTTGAACAGGCTTTGCAACTCGATCTTGTCCGGCTCGGCCATGTGGTTCACCTGCGCTGCCGCGCTCGGGTTTGTGAAAATCGGTCGTTCGCCCGCCTTCATGGTTTTCGGGATCACCGCCGCGCCGGGCTGCACCACCATGTTCGGACTCGCCGCAATCTCGGCTTTCTTGTTCACCATGCTCGTCGCCCCGCGTTGCAGCAAAGCGATCTGATCCGGGTTCGCGTTCGTGCCCAGCGCCTTCATGCTGGCGATCAGATTTTCCAACGCCTTGGAACCTTGCTCGGGATTCTTTTTGAAGAAACGGCCTGCCTCGATCATCGCATCACCCTGCGCGTCGGTGTCATCGGGATTCGCCAAAATGCGTTTGAACACCGCGCCCAGCCGTTGCGCGCTCTGTTCGTCGGCGTCCAGCGCGCCGGTTTCCGCCGTCAGCTTGCCCGTGCGGGCCTGCGCCTCGCTGGTTTGGGCGCCCACCAAGTTCTGCCGCGCCTGCAATAGCGCCGCCTGCTCCGCCCGTTGTTTGGCCATCGCCTGCATCGCCGGCGCTTGCACGAAAGCCCGACCGATGCCGTTGATGCCGTTCACCCACGGCGCGGCGGAGTTGCCGGAATACGATGATGGCGTCGTGTAAAGTCCCATAAATCAGATGTAAGTTTGTTTTTTGCGCGATCCTAATTGACTCAACGCCGGACTGACCAAGCCGGAAACCGCGTTCGCCCAACTGCCCGCCGCCGGTGCTGCCGTCGTCACCGATGGCGTCATGCCACCGGCCAGCGAAGTAAACAGGTTGCCCGACCAGCCGCCGGTCGTTGCCGCTGTCTGCGCCGCTGTCGCGCCCGTGCTGGCCGCGCCGAATCCTGAAGCCGCGCCTAAACTGGCCACGCTCCCCAGCGCGCCCACGATTTGCCCCCACTGGCTCAAGCTATCGCCCGCATGACTCGCCGCTTCCATCTGGCCCGGCAAAATCCGCGCGTTGCCCTGCGACTTGCTGGCAATCGGGGCCAACTGCCGCGATGCCTCGGCGTTATCCAGTTGTTGCTGCGCCGTAAAATCATCGTAAGCCCCCAGCTTTGCCGCCGCCGTGCTTTGCGCCGTGCGGCTCGCCGCGCCCGCCGTCTGCGCCACGTTCGCCGCGCGCCGTGTCGGGTCGTCTGTCACCTCGTAACTCGTCACCGTGTCCTGCGGCAAACCCGCATCCGTGGCGCTCGCCTGTTTCAACGCCTGCACCAACTGGCTGCGCTGATCCGCGCCTTTGTCCAGCGTGGCCTTGGCCGCGTCCGCGCTCGCCTGTTTGGCGCTGTTCTGGAACACCTGGCTGGCCTGTTTCTGCAACTTCTCCTGTTGCGCCAGAAAATTCGCCCGCGTGCTTTCCATCGCCGCCCGGCTTTCCTCGCTGCCGGCGACTTGCAATCCGGTTCCCACGGCGGACGCCGCCAGCCCCAGCAACAACGGATAAAGCTGGCAGTTCACGCGCGCCTCGATGCCGGCGCGCAAAACGCCCATCGGATAATCGCCGCCGTCCAGTAAAAGGGTTTTCATACGTCAGCCAAAAAGTTGTTGCCGCAGGCTCGGCACGGCGGGGTTGTAAGCCCGCGCATTGATGTTCGTCAGATAGGTGTTCGTCCAGTTGCCAAACATATCGCCCAAGCTGTTGAAACTCGGCGTGCTGCTGATGCCCTGCGTCGCCACCGCCGCGTTGCCGCTGATCACGCTCGGATCGCCGCTGGAAATCAACTGGTTCGTCAAGTTGCTCCGCGCGTTGCTCACATCGCTGCGCAGTTTGTTCATCTCGCCCTGCGCCTGATTGCCCACGGTCGTCAGATTCTTGCTCAACTCGCTTTGCAAATCCTGATTCCGCTGGTTCGCGGTGCTGCTGCTCAAGATGCCGTTCCGCGCCAGCGCATAAGCCAGATTGTTTCTGGTGGTCTTGAACTGCTGCTGAACCTGCGGCACGGCGAAATCCGTGTAAGCCTTGCCGCGTTCCTTGTAGAAATCGTCGTTGTAACGGCCAAAGATGTTACTGATCTGCGACATCCCCGCGTCCAGATTTGCCTGCCGTTTTTTCTCGATGTCGCTGCCATCACCGCCGCCGCCGCCGTATTCATGCCGCGTCAGCCGTTGCATCCGGGCACGGCTCGCCACCAGCGGATTGCCCGCCGTGGCGCTTTCAAATTCAATCAGTCTCATAAAATAAAAAATGCGCGTTCATCAACTCCCGCGACGGAGGCGAACGCGCATTAAAAACACCAAAAACTTACGCCGCAACCATACCACCAGCGGGCGCGGTTTCAACCAGAATTTCGTCCGGTTTGTCGTAATCCCGCAACGCGCTGAATTTCAGCGCCGCTTCCCAGCCGCCGGCCAGCTTCGCCACGTGGACGATGAAATCAATATCCCCGCACCGCACCGCCGGGGCCAATGCCTGCCGCGCCGGATCAACGCTCGATGCCATCTCGTCGCCCGCAATCGTCCGCAAGATCATCATGTCGAACATCGCCAGATGTTGCGGCGCGTGCCGCCGGTAGAACGGATTATCCAGCAAGTTGCCCGTGAAATCGTCGAATGCCTGCAACGCCAGCGCGTTCGTTTCCGCATCCAGCCGCGCCGCCGCCAGCGCCGCGCGATAATGCGCCTTGAACACCAGCGCCGCCGCCGGTGCGTCCGGCGTCAGCAAAACCGCCTTCAGATATTCCGCGCACTCGATCAACAGCGTTTCCTTTTCCGCGCCCGTCAGATGGCCCGCGTCCAAAATGTCGTCAAAGGCGTGTTCAAAATTCCAAAAGCTCCAAAGCGCGTTCCACACGTGGCGCGTCTCGTTCTCATCCTTCGCCGTGCTGGCGATCAGTTGGAACATCTCCACCACGCCGCGATGTTTCTTTAACTCGGGTTCGCGGGCCATGTAAAACAAATGATTCATTGGCTCGGCGCGGGTTTGAAATGGAGCAACACGCTGCTGAATCGCGCGTAACCCGTGCTAAACTCTTGGAAATCCACCGCCAGATGGCTCGTCACCACTTTCATCGGGATGTTCTGGCCCATGAAACTGGATGTGTTGTTGCGGTAAACCTGCCGGCTGAAATCGTTCGTGTTGTAGTTCTGACTGACGGACACCAGCCAATCGCCTTCTATCGCCACGTCCAGCGATTCAAAGTTTTTCTTGGATGCCGGACTGTCGCAATCCAGAAACGGCGTTCGGCCTTGCGGCCCGCAGGCGTCATAAGTCTGGTTATCCGCGCCGCCGTAGAGAAACACGTTATCGCCCGCGCGACAATAAACCCGCCCCAGCAGACTCGAAAATTTTTCCGGCGCGAAATAATCCGTCCGGCTCAACGTGCCCGCCGCCGTGCCCGTCACGGTCGCCGTCGTCGCCCCGACCGGCGCGGTAAATATCCCCTGTTTGACCAGCGCCACGGAACCGCACGCCAGCGTGTCGCCTGCCGCCGCCGGTTGCCACGCATACACGCGGCCCGCTGTCACCGCAAACGTCTTGCCGCTCGGCGTGATGGTTGTCTGATAGCTCGGCGTGTAAGTTGACCATGCCGCGATCTGGCTTTCGGGGAACTGGCTCAAAACGTAAATCTTGCCGATGGCCGCGCTCGGGCCGGGGATGTAAGCCATGTAACGGTTCGCCGATGGCTCGACCACGCCGCACACCGCCGCCTTTTCGACTTCGGACAACGCCAGCAAAGCCGCCTGCACCGGGTTGTCTATCGGCGTGCCGATGTCCGTGATTTCCGCGTTTAAGCTCGCCACGCGCGGACGGATGGAACGGAACCCCGAATCTGCCAACATCAACACGTCGCGGTCGCCGATGTTGTGGACGCTCAACGGGGCCATCGTGCCGATGTTCGGCAAAATCTGCTGTTTGGCGTTCTGCGCCGGATCTGCGTCCAGCGTCCAGATTTGCACCGTGCGCCGCGCGATCACCGCCATGTTCCCTTGATACGTCGCCAGCGCCACCAGATTTTCCGGCGTGCCGTTCTGGTTCGCCATGCGGATGAATCCGTTGCCCGCCTGGTTCGGATCGTTGAACACGGTCGGCGCGGTCAACGCGCTGAAATAAAGCACCGTTCCCGCGCTGAAATAAATCTTGTCGTTGAACGTCAGCGCAAACGTCGGAACCACGCCCGTGATGTTGCCCGCGCCCACTTGCGTCTGCCCGCCGCTGCCGGTGTCCGTAAAGATCACGGTGAAGTTGTCGTTCGTCGCCCAATCGCCGCTGCCGTTGTTCGCCACCGTCAGCACCGTGTCCGCGCCCACGCCGGCCACGGCATCCGCGCCGCCAGCCAGTCCTTTGCAGGTCGTTACGATGGATAATGCGAGAGCCATAAATCAGCTTGCTACAACTTGAGCGATTGAACCGTAATTGACCGTCACCACCAGATCCAGATTCGGCGTCGTGAACGTGTTGCCCACGGAATCCGTGATCGTGCATTTCCACGTGCTGCGGTAGGTGAATGGCAGCATATTCTTGGTGAATTGATCGCCGCCCGCATACTTGAAGCCCGGCGTGGCCGATGTCTTGTTCGCCGGCGTGATCACGCCCGTATGGTGGGCGGTTTCCGTTACCACCGTCCAAAGATAACTGAATGGCGGATTGCTCGTGCCGCCGATGGCTACGGAAACCGAATTGAAGTTGGCTGGAACCGTTGTCGAATAATCATTGGTCGCCGTGCCGATCACCAGCGTTTCCGCAATCGTCAGATTGTAAGCCGTCAGCCCGATCTGCGTGGAACCTTGCACCGATGACACCGTGAGGCCCGCCGCCGCCGGCGTCACCACCAAAGAGATCGGCGCATCATTGCTGCTCGTCGTCACTTTTGAGATGTAGATTGTGGCGCTCACCGCGTTGGCCGTGAAACCTGCCGTTCCACGGATGGCCGTGGCGATGTTGCTGGCCAGCGCGTTTAAGCCGTTCGTCGTGCCGCCGACCGGCCCGCCCATGATGTTGCTGCCCGTCGTGTAAACCACATTACCGCCCGTGTCCGCAACGCTCGCCTCAGTAAAGCTTGTGGACGTGTTGAAAGCGATCGTCGTCGCCGTGATGGCCGTGATGGTGAATGAACCGTTGTAACGGGTGTCGCCCATGCCGCTTACTGTCACCACTTCGCCCACCAGAAAACTATGCGTGCCGATGGTCAACGTCGCCACAAACAGCGCGTGCGCCCGCAACGTTGTCCGGCCCAAAATCGCGCTGCTCAAGATGCTCGTCATCCCCACCGTGGAATCCCCGCCGATGGTCAACGCACAAGTTCCGATGCAAACCGTGCCGCTCGTCGTCACCTTGATCTCATAGCCGTTCGTTGATGTCCCGCCCGTCAACGGCAGGATGCTCACCAGCGGCCCCGTGGCCACGGCATAATAACCGTGCGTTCCCGCCGCGCTGCTGATGCTCACCGCCACCGCCGCCGCCGTCGTCGCTTCATCCGTCACATACAAGATCGCCGTGCTGTTCTTCAGCAGTTCCACGTTGTTGGCTTTCACCGATGTGATGGAATTGGTCGCCCCTACGCTGCCCGTGACGACTTGGAATTGCCCCGCCGCCTGCACCGATGCCACGCTCGCCAGCCCGTTGTTCAACAGTTGCGCCGCCAGCGTGCCGTTCGTGGAACTCTTGTTGATGGCCGTCGTGTAGAGATTGCCCGGCAGGCTGAATACATCCAGCTTGCCCGTGCTGCCTTGCTGCGTCGCCGTGTAGCCGCTCGTTCGGTTTACCAGCGCCGTCAACGCCGTGGCGATCTTCCCGTCGTTCCCTGCCAGATAAGCGAGGATCAAGCCCGATGTGAAATCATTGATCAGCGAACCGTCGTAATAGCCGTAAGTGTTTTCGTCCGCGAACTTCGCCGCCACCCACGCCTTGCCGCCGTAAACTTCGCTCGCTACCACCGCCGTCATCGCGTGCAGCGCGCCGTTGTAAGCCGTGCCCGCCAGCACCGCCGGATGCTGCAACCGCTGATACGTCACGCCGCTCGGAAACGTCAACGCCGCGCCGTCCTGACTCCCGAAAACCACATGACTCGAAACCAGCGCCAGCCAGCCGAACGTGCCGCTCGGCAAACTCGTGGAAACCGCGCCGCTGCTGTTCGCCACCAGCGTGAACGCCTTCCGTTTCTCTAACTCCGCGCCCTGGTTGATATGCGCGTTGTTCGCAATCGTCAGCACGCCCGCCGGCTGCGACAACACAAACTTGCGCGCATCCAGCCCGCCGCGAAAATCTTTGATGGTGATGTCTGCCATGTTCTTTGCTTGTTTCCGCTTTCCGCTTTCGTGCCCGTGGCGCTGCCACTTTCCGCTTTAGCTCAAGACGATTCCTTTTGTCAGCACCGCCGCGTTGCCTTTGCTGTCCGTGTATTCGATGTCATACGTGCCCGCCGCGATGCTCGTATCAATCACAAACGTGCAACTTGTCCCGCCGCTGTCCGGCACAACGCCCACCGGCATCGCCGCGCTGTTCGCGCCCGTCGTGCTGTCCGCGAATTTGATCTGTCCATCGCTGCCGAAGCCCGTTCCTGTCAGGGTGACAATCGTATTCGCCACGCCTGCCGTCGCTGCCGGCATTGAACACGCCACAAGCGTTACTTCCTCAACCCGCAAATCTTTTCCAAGGCCAGCCGATAAGATGGCTTGAATGACTTTGTTCTTTGCCGCCAACGCCAGATTCGGCGACTTGAATTTATATGCCGTCGTGCTGCCCGATGTTCCCGAGCCGTTGGAAATGCCATGAAAGAACACCAGTGAACGCTGCTGGGCAGACGATGCCGGCGTGCTGGTTTTCGTCATAAAATCGCCGCCCCATTGCACCTTGGCCAGAAAATCCAGATTGATCGGATCGCCGTCTTTCGCCGTGCCGTCCGGTAGCAACCCGCCTTGCGTGATGATCCAGTTTTGCGCCATACGAGAATGAAATAGATAGATAAAAAATTGTTCTCTCGTCAGGGCGCGATCAGCACCTTGTCCGGTTGCACCGCCGCATTGGCGTTGCCGAAATCTTCCACCGCATCAAACCACATATTCGCGCGACATTTCCACATCCCGTCTTGCTTGCTCTGGTCGCGCAAAAATTCATTGGCCGGATGAAAACAATCATGCGGCAACAGCCCCTCCCGCATCATCTGATAAAGCACATCATGCCCCAGCGACGAACGCATGGAACTTTTCGTGTCCAGCGTTGGCCCGCTCGCGCCGTCCCAGGCGTAACCCTGTTTGATCAGCAACATCCCGTTGGCGTGTAACTGGAAAAACGGATGACTCACCGAAAAGCCGGTGATATTCGTTTTCAGCCAGCAATCCGCATACACCTGATACTTGTAGCCGGCGCAATACCGCAACGGCGTGGCATCAGTCGGGATGTTCGCTTCCTCGGGCATGGATCAAATCAAGGTTTGGCCGCAGCCGCCGCGCCCTGCACCGCGCCCTGCACCACCGCCGCCAACGCCTCTTTGTCAACGCTCGACTTGTTGGCGGTCAAAGTAGCCTGATCGTTGGCGATGCTCGCGGCGTAACTGTCTGTTGTCCACAGCAGCCGCGTGTTGGTGACGTGAACCTTTGTCCCGTCCGCCTTCGTCGCGTCGAACGTGGTCACAGCACAGCCGCACAATGCGACGACCGGAATGATAATCAGTTTCTTCATGGTTGTTTTGGTGGTTCGTTGTTGTTTTGATCTTCGACATCTTCCAGCGGCGACTTTTGCAGATACGCCGTGATGTGCGTGACAAGTGATGTCGCCACGACGGCGGCAAACGCCTGCCAACTCATGCCCGCCGCCAGACCCGCGCAGCCGGACAGAACTCCAAGCCCGATGGTCAGCAGCAACCCCACGCGCCATTTTTTCCACGTTGTCTTTGGCATAAAATCTTTTGCGCTCTCTGCGTTCTTTTTGTCCCGCCATAGCTTTAGCGACGGCGGATGCGGTTAAATCAAAATTTGAAAACCACTTTCGCCAGAAAAGCGATCACGGCCACCGCGCCCATGATGCCCGCCACCTTCAGCGTGGCGCTGTTAATCCATTTCTCGTGGCGGTCAACTTTCTTCACCAGCCCCTCGTGGCCTAAAGCCTCGTTGCCCAGCACGGCGGAATGGATGTCGGTCAACATCTTCTTGTCGTGTTCGTCCATAAAATTTCATTTGATGCCCGTCGTCGGCGCGCTCGGAATGTTGTTCGTCCAGATCGTCCCGTAATCACTTTCCGCGCCCGTGGCGCTGTTGGTGCTCGTGGCCATGTAAAGTTCAAACTTCACGCCTTGTGTCAGCGGCGTGCTGGCCGTGATGCCGTTCGTGGCCGTCAACACCACGATGCGCGTCCAATTGGTGTCCGCATGGTTGGCCGCGTAAAGGTTCACGCTATCCACCGGCACACCGGCGGGCACGGTCACGTAGGCCACGTAAGTCTTGTGCGCCGGCGGCTCGGCTTGCACCGCAGCACAACCGGCACAGATCAACGCGAGAATGGTGAGAAATAATTTCATTGTCTTGCGGCGATGGCATTCAGGATGCCGGTGAAGGACGGGAACGTGATGACGACGTTCGTGGTGGTCTTGGCCCCGATGACAAGGTTGGTGCCGACCGTGACGCCTGCGCCGGTGCAGGTGACGCTGTAATTGGTGTCGCTGAATGGATAGGTGAATTTCCAAGTGAATGATGTCTGCGCCGAAAGCGTGGCATTGGTGGTGTTGATTTGGGGGATGGCAAACCATTGGCCGCGTTGCGCGATAAATACGTTAGTGTTGTCCGTCCAAAATCCAGCGGGCGCGACGTTTGTGGGCGAAGTGAATTTTGTTCCTTGATTCGTCAAAACCAGAATCGGAATATCATTTGTGCTGGCGGCGACCGTTAATCGTGCTGGCGGCAAAATGTTGTAAGTATGTTCGGCAACATTCAAATCACCCGCCCAAATGCCTTTCCAATGACGAATAAAATTGCGACTCCATCCGCCTGCGGGATTGTTGGGGGTTCCATAATAAGTTGGCTGCTCAACCATTGTTTCAATCATGCTGCCGCCGCTGGCATCTGTGTTGAAATAAACGCCCAAGTCCAACCCCATGCGGGTGTCGGCTTTCTGGTTATACGCGGCGGTGTAATTGATTTTCCCGGCCTCAAAACCCGATGCGCCGACTTGATTATTGGTGACGTATTCGCCAAAAGGATTGCCGAAAAAGTTGATGCCACCCGTCAGGCCGGAATGGGCGATTCCCGCCGTTATGCTAAAAATCGAGGCGGAATTTTGAACATTGGAACCAGAAAAGATGACGCCAACGTTTCCGCCGACGGCTTGGATGTTCAACTCGCCGTTGGGAAGGATGACCACGTTGGTCTTTGATACCAGCGTATTGGCGAGGATCGCGGTTGTGTCGTAAGTGGCTTCATCGTCCGCCGTCCATTGGAATTGATTAGCGGCGTTCACTTGCAGGTCGGGTGCCCCGGCATCGTTGTATTCATAGACGGCAGCGGCGGTCAAATTGGTCAGGGCCGGCGTGCGCGAAAAAACAAAGGTTGGCAGGACTGCCGTTCCGACACCGCGCGCCTCGTAAAATAGAAAGTTGGTGTTGCCCTTGGTGAAGATGGAGCGGCTGCCACTCCAAGGCAGCCAGCAGTTTGTGCCGTTCAAAAACGGAAAGGCCGTGCAGCCCGTGACGGTGAGGGATGCGTAACTGGGCCAGCTATTTGACAGTGAATAGTTGAGAAAGTTTGTGCTGCTGATGCCGCCGCCGCCGCCAGTCAACCGCCTCGGCGTCACCGCCACCGGCGTGCCCGCCGTGCCGGCCTGCATCTCCGCCACGGTCGCCTCGCGCCACGGTGTTTGTGCCTGCATCTTCAGCGCCATCACCAGCGCGGCCAGAATCAAAAGAAAAGTTTTCATGGATGGTTTGTTAAGCGTGATATTCGGCGCGCAGCGTTACCGTGCTGCCGCCGGTGATGGTTGTAAGTGTTTTCGCTGTGCTGCTGACTTTGAGCGTGCAACCATCTTGCAGCACGTTTGTGCTGGAATAGCTGTAAATCTCGCGGCCCATCTCGCCAAACGTGAATTTTTTCGGCGCAAAAGGTTCGCCGGATTTGATTGGCAAAGACAGGATTGGCGTGGCCCCTTCGGCGGGTGAATCCTGCCCGAAAATTTGTAAAAAACTGTCCGCCGCCAACAACAAAATGCCGACCTCGACATTCAGCAAACGGTTCGGCCCGGCTGATTCCGCCCAAACCTGCAACCCCGTTACCGCCGATGTTTTGTCTCCCGCCACCGTCACGCCGCTCGGCGCTTCGGGATCGGTCAACTCGATGGCAAGGATGTCCAATTTGTCGCTGCCGCCGCCCGCCGCCGTGTAAGTCGCCGCCGTGGTGGACAACGCCACAAACAACCCGTTGGCCAGTTGTAGCTCGCCCATCTTAAACTCTTTGTAACCGCACTCCGCCGCCGGCCAGCTTTTCAACGGAACCGCGCTGGCCGCTGCCGCCGCGTTGCTGTCGTGCAACTGAAGGAAAAGGCCCGCCGTCGCCGCCGCGTTCAACGTCGCTTCCAGCTTCAGCACCCCCACCGGATGCGTCGCCACCTGCTGCGTCGTTACTGCAAAATAAGATGATGGTTTCATAAATTTTTTGTTTTCTCTGCGCTCTCAAAGTTTCCGCTTTCCGCTTTTGCCCTTTCCGCTTTACCCGTTGGTCGCTACCACGGGCCTGCGGCCATTCCCGCCAAAGCCCAGCAGATCCTCGTGGTGATGTCCGCCGGCGATGTTCAATGTCTCAAACCGGCTCGGGAACGTCGCGCGGATGCTCGCCAGCGCCGCCTTGGCCTTTTCCAATTTGGCCTGCGTGTCGCCCGCCTGCTGCCGCGCCTGCATTTCTGCTGCCGTGAACAGCACCAGCACCAGATCATCAATCACGCACGTGTCGCTGTCGTTCACCATGTCCGTCAGCAACGCCGCGCCGCTGAACATCAGCGTTTGCGGAACCAGCGGAATCGGCCAGACCTCGATCTGTTTCACTCCGCCGATCAGCAACCGATCCCACTTCATCACCGGCGTGGCTTTCAATCCACGGGATGAATCCCAATAATTGTATTCGTCCTGTCCGATGCCGTAGCCGACGCGATAACGGAAATTACTCACGTTCGTGAAAACGGGTTGATCCAGCCGATCCATATCAATCCCGCTCGGCAAAGCGTAGTATTGCGTCCCCGTCGTCAACGGCACTTCGGCTCGGACTTTGCCCAACAGATAAGCGTGCTGATTTACCAGAAATTTCTGCTGGTTATTCAACACCTGGTTCTGGTTGGCGACATTGGCGGGTGAAATCGTTTCATCCATCTCCGCGCCAAGCTCGGCGTTGAGCATCTTCCGCAGATTCACCAATGTCGTTCCCGTGGGCATAATCGTTTAACGGCGGCGGCGCGCGGTCGGCGCAGGCTGTTCACCTTCCCCGCTCGGAGTTTCTTCCGATGGCGTTTCCGGCGCGGCCTCTGCGTTTCCGCTTTCCGTGTTTCCGCTTTCCGCTTTTGGGGTTAAATCCGTGATTTCAGGATTCCCGATGAACTCCGCCACTTCAGCAAACGTCTGCGGCAACGGTCGCGTGCGGTCGGGCAAAATCACTTTCACCGCTGACTTGCCTTCGATCTGGCCCGTGTAAAATTTTTCCAATAGGGCGCGTTCCTCGGCATCCGTCCGCTTGCGCGTTTGCGCCGGACGGCCCGGATTGGCCGGACGCACCAGAATGTGATCCACTGTGTATTCCGCCGGACTGGCTGGAACGGCGGGTGAGATTTCCGTCTGCGCTTCGCCGACGATCTGGATGTCGGAAAGCGGATTGCCCTTGGCTTCCTTGAAATGCAGCGCGTGCAGGATCAAAGCGTCTGCCGGCGTCAGGTCGTAGAGTTGAACCTTGTTTTCGGGTGTGATGGTGAGTTTGGCGTGTGCGATTTGCATGGTCGTGTTTTGTTGTTTTGTTTGAGAATGGGCGCGGGGTTCCTCACCCCGCGCCCGTGAGAATCTTGCCGGCTTTACGGCGTCGGGATAAACCCGTTGATGGAGACATCCAGCAGCGCCCCGTTCGTGCCGGCGTTGCTCGGCGTCGCCGATACCAGCCGCACACCGCCCGCGCAATTCTGCAAGAACGCGGTCGGAACATTCGTCGGCACATCAACCAGGTTTGCCCCGTTGCCGTTCACAGTGAACGAGAACGTGCCGGTTGTCGCGGCGATGCCGTCATTCTTGGGAACCGGCGCAAAGGTGAACAACAGCGCATTGGTGAACGCAGCATTGACGCCACGCATCCGCACGTTGATGTTCGCCACCGGCACGCTGCCGTCGCGGTTGGCCCACAATGAAACATCTCGAATCGCCGGTGCGTTGGAATAACCCACGCCGGCCTTCATAAAGTTGGCGTTCGTGCCAAAGATGTTTGTGCCCGTCTGGATCACCAGCGTGGCGTTCGTGTAACCCGCGTAACTGTTCGTTGCCACGGCCACGGTCGTGCCCGCCGGCAAAGCGCCGTTCACGATCAACACGTTGGTGATGCCGTCGCCTAGGAAGCTGCGGCTTTGGAAACCCTGCGCCTGCGTGTCCACGGCCACCGCCATGAACGCCACAAACAACAAGGCCATGATGACGCGCAGACCAAGCAAGTCGCCAAGCAACGCCGCCAGTCCCGCGATAGGATTCAGATTTTTCGTTTTCATATTTTTTTTGATAAAAGTTTTGTCTGTTAATTCGATTCGTTTGGGAGCGCGGCGCACACCTACGCCGCGCCCCCGGTTGGTTCTCAACAACTCACGCCAACACCCATTTCGCAGAACTGTCCGGCTGGTTCTGGCTCAACGCCCCGCGATCCGTCACGCTCTTGAGCATGATGAATTGATCCGCCGGTTGGTTCTGGTTGGTGATCTTGTTCCACTCCTTTTTCTGCGGACGCAGACGGAGATGGTTGGAATCCCACGCATAGCAGGATTTGGCTTCGCCCAGGTCGTCCAGCGTCGGATCATAAACGATCTCCACGCTGCCAAACTTGACGCCGGAAACTTCCACGTTCGTTTTCTTGTCCGCCCAGCCCGTCATCGTGATCGTGCCCTTGGCGCGACATTCGCGGTTCACGGCGTCCACAAAGTCCGCGCCGGCCAGCATCACGTCGGGATTACCGCCGAAGCGTTTCAACTGGATCATGTCTTTCAACAGGGTTTCCGTTAGCGTCTGGTCGGCCTTGGAATAACCCACGGTCGGCAACGCGCCGCCCACACCGGTGCGGGCGATGTGCCGCCACCACGTATTCGTCGCGCGGTCAATGCCGCCCAACGTGCCCGTGGTCGGGTCGTCGGTGATGATGCTCTTGATGCCGGGGATGGCTTTCGCATCTTGCGAGCCGTCCAGCCACAGCGTGAGATTCGCGTTGATGGCGCGGCTCTCGCTGAAGTCGAACAGACGAGTTTTCAGCAAGTCCAGCAACACCGAGGATTCGTCCTTGGTCGCCGTCACATTGTTGCCGTTGTCCTCCACGTGGATGCCCTGCGCAAGCAGTTCGTCCAGCGTTATCTTGAAACCCGCGTGCATCCAGCGGATCGGGAATTGCGTCTGGATCGCGCCGCTGGATGCGGTGAACGTCAGAACGTCGTCGCCGCTGATACCCTGATAAGAACCGGGCTGATCCTTCATCATGGCCCCCTGCACGCCTTCGCGCACATAGGTCAAGCCGCTGCCGTATTCCTTCTTGGTGGAATACAACTTTTGGAGCAGCGGACGGTTTTGGAGATGGCGAAAAATATCTTCCGGTTTGTCCGGCATGATATATTTGTTCAACTGGATGGCCGCGAGATCGCTGGCCTGGGCTACGGTAAAGGGCATATTTTTGTTTGGTTACGCCTGCCCCTGCAACTTTTGGACGGTGTGGTAAAACTCATCGTCCTCACTCGCAAAGGTCGGCTTTGTTTTCGCGGACGAACCGTTTCCACCAGTGACCGGCACTTTCGCCTTCGGTTTCGGCTGGAACTTCATTGCCTGCGCTTTGACCTGTTTGTAAGCGGCTTCCAAGACTTGCTTGGCTTCCCCGCCGTTCAACTCGCGGCCTAGTTCCTGCATCTTGCGATTCGCAAGTGTCTCCGTCAGCGTCTCGTGTAACTCGGCTAAAGCCGGGTAGTCAGGGTCTTTTGCCAGAATCTCCTTCTGCCAGTTGTTCGCCACCGTCACCACTTCCTGCACGCGCTGCTGTTGCTCGGCTTGCTGGCGCTGCTGCTGTTCAAGCTGCTGCGTCTGCGTCGTCCGGCTTTGCAGTTGCTTCGCCGTGGCCCGGGTGCGTTCCAGTTCTTGCAATTCCGCCCGCCGTTCTTTGGCTTCGTCCTCGGTCAATAACCCTTGGGCCATTTGCTCGTCCACCCGCTTCAACTTGTCGGTCAAGTCGGGGCTGGTGATGACGTTGCCGGTGCGGCGGTCGAAGTCGTCCATCAATTCCTGCAATATCTTGCGGGCCTGTGGATCTCCGGCCTGCCAGCCTTCAATCAATCGGATGGAACCCTCGACGCCCTCTTTACCGGCGGCGCGCTCGATCCGTGTGATGGCTTCATGGGCAGGTTTGAATTGCTCGACTTGGGTTTTCAGCGTCGTCTCCGTTTTTAGAATTTCACGCATCAGATGCCGCATCTCCTTGCCCGCTGTCGGGCCAAGTTTGTCGGCGATCTCGGCGGCTTTCTTCCACTCGGGACGGCTGGAAAAACCCTTGTCTGGATCAACTACTGGCTTGGAAAGATCGTTCGGGCCTTTGGTCGTTTCCTCGGAATCCGCGCCGGGTTCATCCTTCAACGGCTCGGTATTTTCTTCGGCAACTTCCGCTGACTCGGTTTCTTCTTTTTCAGCAGGTTGCGAATCTGCGCTGGCCGGTTTCCCTTGAAGTCGCTCGACTTCACCATGAAACGCGGTTTCTTCGCTTGCAGGGGACGATTCTGCGGTGGCGTCCGGTGGGGTGGCCGATGCCCCGGTAGCGGCTGGCGCTGGTTTCTCTACTTCACCCGCGCCGTCTGTAACTTCATTATCCATAAATCGGTTTTGTTAAGGTGTCAACAGCTTTCGTATTTGTTTCCGCCTTTTGGTTTCCGCTTTCCGCTTTTCACATTTCCGCTTTACCCGGCCCCGTCCCCGTCTTGGTCAAATTGGGGATGTGCGAACCCGGAACCGGCGCGCCCGCTGCCGGCGGTTGCGGCTGATGTTCCTGCGGTGCTGCCGGCTGAAAACCAAACGTCTGCTCGATCTGCGCCTGCACGCTCGGCGGCGCGTCCTTGAAGTTCATCGAAAGACTCAAGCTCGGCTTCGGCCCCATCGCTGCGGGATCAACCGGCGGCGCTTGCAACTGCGCGGGTTTCAAAAAGTCGTCCACGTCCAGCTTGTCGCCCAGGCGGCGCACGCCTTCCTTGATCAACGGTTCCAAGTCGCGGCCTGATTTCGCCATGTAATCACCCAACTGCGGCCCGATGACTTTGAAGTTGTTCAGTTCCGCCATCTGGTTCGGACGGCCCATGCTGCCCGCCGCGATCTTCACAAAGATAGCTTCCTGCAATTCCTGCCGGCGGATGCTCGGCCACACAGCGCCGCGCCCCACCAGTTTTTTCACCGTGTCCTCGCGCATCTCTTGGATCAACATTTCAAACGTCATTTGCGCCAGCGTGGTGAACAACATATCCAGATCTTCGATGTTGCTTTCGTCGTTCGTCGCCCGGCCCATCGCGGCGATCTGTTGTCCCGTGGCTTTTTCGTCGGGACGTTGCTGGCCCAAATCGCTCGCCTGCATCCCCGTGGAAAGCATCATCGCCTGCAAACTGGCGGATGTGGAATAAAGTTCCGGCGTGATCGGCTTGGTCGGCAACGGCTGGATGAAATCGGCGATGCCTTCACCGGGATTGATGTTTTCAATCATCAAAACCTGATGCGCCGGACGCGGACGCGCCAGCTTCATCAAATCGTTCTCGCCGCTTGCGCCGGCAAAGCGCGACTTGATCCCGATCCACGATGGACGATTCGCAACGCGATGCTCGCGCAACCCTTCGCCCGCCGTGTTGATGTCTTTCTGCATCGGCATGGCCAGCCGCACATCGCTGCGCGGATAGATGGTCACATCCTCGTCGGGATAGTTCACTTCCATTTCCTGCGCGTTGAACGTCACGCTGACGATGCTCCAGAAACGGTTCACCTTCGGATCGTTCGATTCCGGTTCTTTCAGGAAATCTTTTACGCCGTCACAAACCACGTAGTTCATGCCGTCCGTCTTGTCCTCGATGTTCCAGATGCAGACTTTGCCCGTGCGTGGTTTTGTTCCTTCATCGGTGCGGCTTTCCTCCTTCGTCTCCGTCGCGCGGTCGTAGCCGTTCGTTCCGTCCTCCCGATAGATTGCCGCGCCGGTGTCCCGCAAACTCACGCCAAACTTGGCTTCCGCTTCGGCGATGTCCAAAAGCATCTCGTGCGCGATCCACCGCGCGCCCACGAAATCCCGCAGACACGTGCAAGCGCGATCCACGATCACCGCTGTCGGCTGAAGGAAATCGTAAACCACGCCTTCGTCCTTCACCTGGTTCTCGTTGTCCGCCTGCTCACGCTCGATCTGTTTGGCCATCAACTGCGCCTGCGCCGCCGCCGCGCTGTCGCCGCTCGTGGCCGCGTCCTGAAGCTCGCGCAACTTTTGCTGCAACGCTTGCAGCCGTTCAGCAAACCCGAAATCATTCACGCTGGCCGTCGCCGTCGTCTCCATCTCGCGCTTGAACATCACCTTAACAAAACCCACGCGGCTGGTGACGATGCGCGTCACCAGTTGCTTGCCGCTGGATAGCAACGGCGGTGATTGATTTTTGAACGTCAATTCTACCAGCCTCGTCGCCGTGTTCGCCACGCGCTGAAGCATCTGTTTTTCCGTCATGCCTTGCTCGTAATCCTGCAAGATGGCTTGCGCCTTTTTGACATCCTCCGCCATCTGCGGCGGCGGCGGGGCCACCTCTTGCCCAGCGGCGGCGGCTTCGTGCGCCTGCATGGCGATGGGCGCGATGCCTTCCACCAGCTTCTTTGCTGCGTCCAGCGTTTCCTGCCGGCCATCCCACACTTCAAAATTCATCCGTTCCGCGATTGCCGCCTCGGGCTGCGGGTTCTTGGCGTAAAGCGTCGCCGTCTTGCGATTGATCATCTGTTGCATCACGTCGAGCACGCACAAATCTTTTTCATCTGTTTGACTCTTGGCGATGCTCGGCCATTGTTTGCCGGCGGCAAACTTCTGTTCCTCACGGATGCGGTCAAACGTCGGCTTCCAAAACTTACGTTCCGCCCGCACGCGCTCCTGCAACTCTTGCACCAGCGCCGCCCGGCTGCTATCACGCGGCGCAGACGCCAGCGGATTGGGCAACTTGCCGGTCGTCACCACCGCGCCCGCCGCCTTGATCCGGTCAAAAAATCCCATCGGTTGCTCTGTAATGGTTTCCATAAAAAATTCCTGTTAATTCTGTTAATCCTGTCTAAAAAAACGTTCACGGTTGGTAAACCAGATAGGCGAACGCCTTGCGCCCCTTCACCGTTAGCGCCCGAAATTCCCGCCGCCACCCTTCCGGCGTCGTCGGGTTCTGCAATTCGGTTTTTGTATCTGTGTCCATCTGTCGCTCAAATTGTTTCCGCTTTCCGCTTTTTTCGTTTCCGTTTTTTAGCTTCGCCCCGCCGTGAACGCCTTTTCATCGCTCACACCCTGCCCCCAGCTATGCCACGCCATCGTGCCCGGCTTCGGCAGATCGCTGATCATCTTGCGTTCCGCCGGCGTCAACGTGTCCAGCCCCATGCCCAGCAACGCCAACGCCGCCACAAAATCGTCGTGCTTGCCGCTCGGGAAATGCAAAAGCTCCTGTTCCGCTTCGCCCCACTTCGGCCAATGCTTCGGAAACCGCACCATGCCGCTCGCCATGCTGTTGCGGATGCTGATCACGCGATGCTCTTGTAAGTCCTTTGTCTCGGCAGTTTCTTTGATGTATTGGAACACCCGCTTTTCCTGCATCCGCTGCCGCAGAAACGGCCCGATGCTCCCCGCAATCTGATCCTTCGCCGCGAACCAGATGGCCGGACGTTTCCGCGCCATCAGATCAATCATCTTGTCGGTCATCACCAGCGTGTCGCTGCGATCCCATTCCGTTTCCGGCAACACCCAAATCGTCCCGCTCGCATCAATGCCCACCACCAGCAAGCAATGCCGGTCGTTCTGCTGCGCGCCGCGCACCGCGTGATCGCTCGCCACGTAAATCCGCAACGCCTTCGGCAACTCGTCCGCCGTGTAAGTTTTCAGCCATTCCTTTTTGAAGAACTTGCCTTCTGTCGGCGTCGGATTGCATTGCGCCTGCACCTGAAAATCTTCCCGCACCAGTTCGCTCTGGTTTTCCCGCTGCGCCAGCCAGAACTCTTTTGAAAATCGTTCCGGCCACAACGGTTCATCAATCGCGCGGCACAAAACATCGCCCGCTTCCGCCAACGCCGGCAGACGTATCACTTCCCATTTCTCGCGTTCCTTGGGATCGAAATGCAGATTGTCCTTGTCCAGAATCCGGCCCTGCGGATCGTCCTCGTGCTTGCGCGTGCCGATCATGCAGATGCCGCCCGTTTCCTCGTTCAACCGGCTGGAACAATCCGAGACATAGCAATGCCACGCATTATCCCGCGTTGCCGCGCTGCGCGCTTCTTCGGCGTTCTTGAAAAAATCATCAATCAAAATCCAGTCCGCGCCGAAACCGCCGCCCATGCCGTCGCGGCCCGTGAACATCCACACGCCGCCCGCCACCGTCTGCAACCGATCCATCGCCCGGCTATCCGTCCGCAGTTGCGCCAGCGGACTCGGGAACGCCGTGCGGTAACCGCCGCTGTCAAACACATCGCGGCAATCCCGGCCCAAATCACTCGCCAGCTTGTCCGTGTGCGTGATGACGATGCCGCTGCGATGCGGCCAGTTGCCGGCCAGCCACGGAACCAGCTTGCGCACGCTCAACTCGCTTTTCCCGTGGCGATACGGGATCGAGATCATCAGATTCTTTTTCTGTCCTTCGCGCCGCGCAAATTGCATCAGCTTGCCGCCGATGTATTGGTGATGCCGCGCCACCTTGTAACGGCTCTTGCTCACGTCCAACGGTTCGCTCGGCAACGGACTGGTGAGTTGCGCGAACGCGATCAGATCCCGCTGGGCAAGTTTTCCGTAAGCCAGCCGCGCCTGTAACAGTTGCGGGGTGATCAGCGTCATGGCGATGAGTAAAAGAAATTTCATGCCGTTTTCGTCGTCGCTGCCGGATGTTGGTTTCCGCTGCCGTTTCCGCTTTCCGCTTTCCGCTTTTCTCCCGCCGTCGCCGTCTTGGTCGTCGCCGTTACCGGCGTCACCCCGAGGCGCTTCAGTTCCGCCAAAATCTCCGCTTCCCCCCATTGCTCCACCGGCTTGCTCGTGTCCACGGCGATGTCGTTGTTCACCGTCACGTTCACGCCGTTCTCGTCCGGGTTGTTCTTCCACTCGTCCGCGCAGGAATTTCGCAGCGCAAAGATCACCGCCCGAGCATCCGGCCCCGCCACTTCCAGCCGCTTTTCCCAGTAAAACGTGCGCGCCGCCCGGGCTTTCGTTAAGGCGTCAGAAAATTCCTTGTGCGTTTCCGTCCAGGCATAGATCGTTTCCCGCGAAACGCCGATGTGCCCAGCGAACGCCGTCAGCGAAAAACCCTTCGCCATGAAGTTGATGATGTCCGCGCAGTATTTTGAAAGATAAACCGAAGGCCGACCGCTTGACTTGTTTCCGATTTCCGATTTCCGATTTCCGATTTTGATTTGCTCCGGCTGGCACTTTTTGACGTTCGCCTGAATCCGTTGCCGCGCCGTCAGCTTCTTTTTTTTGGGTGAAGCCTCTGCCGGTCTTTCCGCTTTCCGCTTTCCGCTTTCCGCTTTTGGGTTTTCCTGTGCCACGCCCCGAGCATAGCTTTTAGTTATACTCGTTCAACCGTCCCGCTTTTCACCCTTTTTTCACCCCGCCGCGCACGATCCTAAAATTGTTTTTCTTGATCCACCGTCTGACGCTCGCCGGCGTGGCCACCAGCGTGCGCGTTTCCTGATCCCGCTCCATCGGCAACCCCGCCATGCGCGCCTTGTAAAGAAACGAAACCGTCCAGCCGGTTTCCGCCCCCGCCAATTCCTTCACGGTCAACTTGGTAGATACTTGGATCATTGATTCAAAGCCTTGTTTGCTATCCGCATATAGCGGTTGCTGGCATTGTGCCATTTCTTGAACACGCGCCGACGCTGGCTGCGGTTTCTCAACTTCGCCGCCCGCACCGCTTTGCTGCAATAGCGAATGACATGGATTAGCTTGTGACTCTCGTTCGTCATAAAATTTATGCGTTCTCTGCGTTCTCTGCGGTTAAATCAATCCGCGAACTGCTTCCAAAGAAATTCCGTGTGCGCCCCCGTGCTGCGCACCGTCCGATTCCCCATGTCCTCCACGCACGCCGCGAACACGCGATGAACTTTCGCCCGGTTCGCCCGCCAGCGCAGCCGCCACTTGCCGCCGTCGTTCTCCATAACCGCGTCCCCGAGCACCTGCCGACATCCCAGCATCGCCTGACGCTCATCCTTGCCTTCGATGGCATACAACGCCCCTTTCAAAGTCTCAAAGCTAAAAGCCTTTGAATCCTTTGACTCTTTAACCTTTAAGTTAGAACCCGCGCCAGTTCCTATTTTGGGAACTGCGGGATTTATTGGCTTTTCCGGTGGTTTTCCGGTAGCACACCGCAAGGTGTTCCCATTTTGGGAACTCGGCAGACTTTGGACTTTGGACTTTGGACTTTGGACTAGCTCCGCGCTCACTTCCGCCAGCGCCCGCTTCAGACTCGGCGCTGGTTCCACCAGTTCGCCCTGCGCCTGTCCCGGCGCTTGATTCACCATCGCCATGAACGCCAGCATTTCATCCTGCTTATAGAACCAGTCCACCGCCCACATGGCGCTGTCTGGATAGATCAGGATTTCCCAGCCGTCCGCGATTTCCTCCACATGAAGAATCCGCGCACTCACCAACGCCGCCACCACTTCCGCCACATGATTTTTCCCGATCTTCAACAATTCACATAGCCGCGTCCGATTCGGGATCACCACGCGCGTCCGACCTTGCCCCAGCGTCGCCTTGATGCAGAACTCCGCCAGCCGCCGCGCCCGGCCCGTGATGTCCGCGCGATCCAAGTCCGCCCGCATCCGCGCCGCCACCTTCCGAAAATCCGTGTCTGCTGTGATAACCGTTGTCATTTTATTCTACCGCCGGTGCAACCGGCATTGTGTTCTCTGCGTTCTCTGCGGTTAAATTTTCCGCTTTCCGCTTTTCGATTTCCGCTTTCACCAGCCTCACGTGCCGACATTCCAAGCCGTTGATCTCATACCGTGGACACCCGCAACCCCACCCGCGCCGTCGCCTATCCTCATCCCAATAATCCTGGTCAACGATATAAGCCTCATCCGCCCGCGACCCGCTCCAAACCCGCCACCGCGTCGGCTCGCCCGGTATTGGCTCGATCACAAACTATCAATCGGCAGCTTCACCCGCCGTTCCGCCGGACTCATCACATGATTGTAAATCTGCGTTGTCTCAATCCGTGAATGTCCCAGCAACTTCTGCAAATCGTAAATGTTCCCACCGTCCTCCAAAAAATGCGTGGCGAAACTGTGCCGAAACGTGTGCGTGCTGGCTTTTTTGGTGATGCCCACAATACGGATGGCCCGCCCCACCGCCCGCTGCACCGTTTCCTCGAAAATGTGGTAACGCTTGAAAACGCCGTCACGGTCATCCCGCACCAGATCACGAGCCGACATCACATACTGCCAACCCCACGAACGCGCCGCGCCCGGATTCTTCACGCCATAAGCGTTTGGCAACGCCACCGTCCAACCGCCATCCTGGTCAAACATCAATTTCAATCGCGCCAAGTGTTCCTGCAACGGTTGCACCAACACCGCCGGCAATGGCACGGGCCGATGTTTCCCACCCTTGCCATCAATCACCGTCACCACCCTGCGATCAAAATCAATATCCTTGACCATCAACCGCACCACTTCGCCCACGCGCAAACCGCAACCGTATTGCAACAACGCGCACAGCCGCGTCATTCCCGCCATCGCCGCCAACACCTTGCGCACTTCATCACGGGAAAACACCACCGGCAAATGTGACGGCTTACTGGCGGCGGCAAACTTGCCGATGTCGCCCAGCGGTTTCTCTAAAAACTTGTCGTAAAACAAAACCAGCGCGCACAGGTTCTGATTCTGGGTTTTCCAAGTCACATCCCGCTTGTTCGCCAGCATGGAAAGAAAACGGTTCACATCATCCTTGGACAACTCGCGCGGATCACGCTTGCCGCAGAACAGCACAAAATCCAAAACATTGCTGACATACGCGGAAATCGTCGCCGGACGATAATTTTTCATCCGCATCCAGTCAGCAAACTCCTCCCGCAACCGGCGCTTCATTGCGGCTTTCTGCGGTGAAAATGCTGTTACGGCAACATTCATGTTGTGGAATAACTGTTACACAGCCTGATTTCATTGGCGATTTCGCGCCAAAAAATAGTTGAAGATTTATGCTGCAAAACCCAAGCGGCTTGGGTATATTCTAACCATCGAAGGCGATTAAGCCTCCGAAAAACAAAAAGAAAAATATGAAGACCACCAAATATGTAGCCCTCGATTGTAACGGTTCGGCGCTCCAGTTCACCGGATCTGGCCGCTCGGTGCAGTGCGCTGATGAGTCCGCCGACCTGTTCGATACACAGGCCGAAGCCGAAGCCGCCCTGAAGTTGGCTGAAGAACGCGGCGGGCAGGTTGTCCCGCAGCACGACCCCACCGACCGATGAACGCCGAAGCATCCAGATACCTCGCCGCCATTGGGCGGCGAGGAGGCGAGGCCAAATCAGCCGCGAAAGCGGCAGCGGCAAAAGAGAATGGGAAGCGCGGCGGTAGGCCGAAGAAAAAGAAGCACATTGACGTTCGGGCTGTGTAACAATGCGCTGATGCAGACCACCGGCGGGCGTCTCCCGTGAATCGGTAACGTCTCTTGCGCTCGTGAGTTGGTCGGTCGGTGGCTGCATAGCTATTCGTTCGGAAGCCCGGCGGCATCGTAGGTTTCCAGCGCGGCATTTGCGGCCTCGGCATATTCGAGCGCACCTTCCGCCCATTCCATCGTTTGCAGCGCCCACACATTTCCGTCAGTGTCGGTTTTCTTGCGGTCAGTTCGGACGCTGGCGAGATAGCCAGCAGCTTTTATGAGCGTGTCCGCGAGCATTTTGTTTTCGCGTTCAAGCTTGCGGCACAGATACAGAGCGCGGTCACGGTCGGTTTCTTTTTCCTTCGTGTATTCCGGCGTCAGCTTCATCTGCATGAGCAGATTATTTGTGCGTGGAGTCGGGACTTCCGAACCATGCGCCGCAGGCGAATCGGCGGTGGCCTTGTCAGTTCGATTGTCGTTTGGCATAGAGATTATTTTTGGGCGTTCGCGCCGATTCGCTGAGCTTGGTCGTTCAGCATCAGAGTTTCGGGCGGAAGATCACGATTGCGACCGGGAATGGCGCAGCCGCTTCCGCTCCGGCAAAAGTCACGCGGCCTTTGGGATAGCGCACTTCACCTTTCACCGCGTAGTTGTGCCACCAGTTCGTGTCCACGCGGGCAGG